AGTAAATACAGGCTACCCATTATTCTTTATCAGGCCACAGAGTTCAGGTGGATTGAGTGGAGTAGATGGTAGAGTAAGAACCCTAACCTTTGAGTTATACTCATTAGATGTTCCTAAAATAGCAGACCAAGATAGGAGAGTATCCCTTTCCAATACAGAACAAGGGATATATGATGTATATGGATATATTTTAGATGGACCGGTTCAATACGATTTACAAATAACAATGTCTAATATAGTTCCGTTAGTAGAAGCCTTTGGTGATAAAGCCTGTGGTTGGTTAGCAACAATAAACATAGTAGGTAGTGGTACAGGTATTACCTACTGCAACATCCCAACGTAATGAGTATGGATAATAAAATAGCGTATGTAGGTGGTTTTTTAACTACAACACTTATGACGGGGAATGTGAATGATATAGTAATGACTGCAATGTTAGGTCTAATAGGGGGTTTCTTTGGTTTATTAGGGAAACAATTATTTTATTGGATTAAGGATATAATATGGAAGAAGTAATAAAAGTATTACACCAAGGAGCAAGAAGATTAAAGGAAACTCTACAAGATGGTATCATCAATCAGGGTTTACTTAAAACAGGTACTCTTGCCAATTCAGTAAAAACCCAAGTAGATGAAAAAAACTTGGAAATTATTACTTTCATGCAGGATTATGGAGTATATCAAGATAGTGGTATAAGTGGAACACAGAGGAAGATAAGTGGTGATAGTAGGTCTTTATATAACCCAGGCCGGTTTCGTTCTAAAATGATAGGTGGAACACTACCCTTCGGTGTAAGAGTAGGAATTGCACAACAAGGATTTAGACCTCGTCCATTCATCGTTCCTTCATTCGATAGAGTAGCAGAACAATATTTGGATGAAGCACTAACCGAAGCAGGAGCAATGGATATAGATACAAGTATAAAAAATATATTCCTTACTAATGGAGGAACCGCAATATGAGTGTAACAATAAATCTACAACCAACTTACCCTAATGTAACAAGAACCAATTTACTTTATGTAGTAGGTTCTAATGAAATTACAGCATCACAATACCAATACGTAATGGATGTGGTAAGTGGTTCACTACTAACAAGAATAAAACAATACCCTAACCCAGCAGGAGTAGCAGTATATGATGTAGGTAAGATACTTGGTGATTATATAGATGAAAGAACTGATATCTTTGATATATCAGGCTCTACTAACTATGGTAGTGGTAAAGGAACCTTCACAATCAACTTTGGTGAAGAATACGGAACCTCTCCTTCTTCATCAGTAACCCTATACAATGGTAGTGGAACACCAGGCTCACCTGCAGTAACAGGCACAACCTCTGTGGTATGGGAAGGTATAATAGAACCTAACAATGGTAGTGGATATAATTGGGATGATGTATATAGTAATAATATATACCTAACCTCCTACCCTAACTCACAAACACCTTCTACTGATTTTAACTACAAAAAAGTAGCAAGAGAGGATTATGGGATACTCTCTTTTAAAGGAGATGATGTGAGTGGAACTATACAAGTAACACTAAAAACAAAAGCAGGTGGAACCATTGGTTCTCCTATAAATGTAAAAGCAGTAGTAGATAGTGTAGGAACTATAATACCAGTAGGACCACAGAACTTACTACTTGCAGGAGTAACTCAATCAGAATTAGATGCAACTGAATACTACTATGTAACAATCGGTAGTAATTCATTCTACTTTTACATAGATGAAGGAAGTTGCCACTACGAAAGAGTAAATTTCTTCTTTCTAAATAAACAAGGTGCGTGGGATTTCCATGGTATAACACTACCGAAAAGAAAATCAACCGAAGTAACAAGACAAACTATAACTAAACCTTTTGTAGATTATAGTTCTCTAACCTCAACCTATGATAATAAAAGAAGAGGAAGTGAGTACTACCATATCTCACTACAAGATAGATTTACTATATCTACCCAATACCTAACACAAGGGGAAGCAGATTGGTTGAGTGAGATGTTGGAAAGTTCCAATTGCTTCATACAAGAGGGAGATAAATTCTCACCCATAATGATAACCAACTCATCATATACCCACAATACGAATAAACGAACACAAAAGATTTTCCAATACGATATAGAATATACTTTCTCAAACCAAAGACGAGTAAGATAATATGGCAGATATAATCATCAGAGTAGTATATGAAGGTGTAACCTATGATTTAGATATAGACTCTAACATTCCACTACGCCTTGATGTATCTGCAATAGAAAACCAATCAGTAGGTTCGTTTTATGGGGTAGGGTCTCAAACCTTTGAATTGCCAGGAACTAAAACTAACAATAGGTTCTTTAAGAATGGATATGAGGTAGGAGCAGAGGATATACCAGCGTTTTACAATACGATTGATGGTTATGTAATCTATAACGGAGAAACCCTCTTACAAGGACAGATACAACTTTTGGAAATAATAACTAATGAAGGTGGGTATGTATCGTATAAGGTGCAACTAACTGATTCAGTAGTTCAGTTCAAGGATGCTCTGGCAAGTAAATTAGTAAAGGATGCGGATTGGAGTTCATATAACCATACACTAACTAATAATGCAATAACCCAATCGTGGAATGATGATTTATTAAGTGGTTCAATCTACTACCCTATGGCTGATTATGGTAGAGGTGATGATGATATATACCCAAATATACCAAGAATACAAATAGGAACCGAAGTAGGTGCAATTGGTTCTACCACTACACCAATGGGACTAAAACAATTCCTACCAGCGATAAAAGTAAATGATGTTTTAGATGTTCTTTTTACCCAAGTAGGATTTAGATATACAGGTTCATTTACTGAAAGAGATGATTTTAACCAACTATACCTTCTAAATAAACCCAATGATGGTTTGGGAATAGTTGCAGACCCAACAAGTATAGCAACATTCCAAGCAACCTCAACTATAAATCAAGTTCTACCAAAAGATACTAATAATGATGTATCTGCATCAACAGAATTAAGTGATCCACTAAACCAATATAACCCAACTACTTCTAAATACACCTATGCAGATGATGGAAAATATACACTAAATGGACAAATAGGGTTTTTTAACCCAGTCCATACAAACCCAGCTGCTGATGTAAGAATAACCTTGGAATTAAGAAGTGGATTGAATAATATTGCATATACACTTTTAGATGCAGAAGAAATAGATTTGAGTGCTACTTTTGATGGTATAGGACCCTTCTACCTAAATGTAGCAAGTGTAAATACCTTCCACTCTGCAGGTGATAATGCATGGTTGCATGTAAAATACCAACAAGTCTTTGGTGGAGGAACTGCCGGTAACCTAACACTAATAGGTTCTAACACACAATTTAATTGCACCTCAGCACCACTCTCATATAATGGAGCAGAGGTAGATATGTCCTTGCAGTGGAACCCACAACTAAAATCATTAGATTTTATCAAAGGGTTGATACAACAATTTAACCTTGTTCTAACCCCTGAATATGGTGAAAATAATACTATAAGAATAGAACACTTTGATGATTGGATACTACAAGGAGAGAATAAAGATTGGACAGAAAAGTATGAAACCGCAGAAAGAATAGCAATCAACCATACAGTAGATGAGCAACAAAGAGAACTACTGATAAAAAATGCTGATGATAATGATAGGTTTTCACAACTTGCAATAGATAATTCACCAAACTTCCAATATGGAACTCTTCGTCTTTTAAGTGATAATAATATATCACAAGGAGAAAAGAAGATAGGAGACTACTTTGCACCAGTAGTAATAGGAGGTGCTATAATACCTTTTGAGACAGGTTCGGATGGAACCCCTACATACAATATAGATTTGAATACTTCGTTGGTTATACCCCACCTATACAAGTATGATAATAACAAACAACAATCATTCGCATTCAAATCAAGACTAGGATATAAAGTAAGTAATAATCTACCTTCTGGTTCAGTAGTGAATATAGGAACAACAACTGATTATATAACAACAAGTGGTTCATATTCTACTATAAGTAATGTATCCTCACTACCAGTAATAAGTGGAGAAACTTTTGATTTACACTATAATAATGCATACGGAGATTTTACTGGACAAGGATATAACCTAAATGGAGGTATAACTGCATTTGATAGGTATTGGAAAACTTATATAGATTCCCTATATTGGAGTGAGAATAGAAAAATAACAATGGATATACAATTCAGTTCTTATGAATACAAGGATATAAAACTGAATGATATAATATTTATCAAAAACCAAAGATATAGAATAAATAAAATAAGTGGATTTAATTTATCCAAAGATGATGTAGTATCAGTAGAACTAATCAAACTATACCCTGCGTATTATAGTAGTGATGTAACACCAACTACAACTACAACATTGGCTCCAACTACAACAACTACTGTTGCACCTACAACTACCCTAGCACCAACTACAACTACGATAGCTCCTACAACTACCCTAGCACCAACTACAACATTAGCACCAACTACAACTACGATAGCTCCTACAACTACCCTAGCACCTACTACAACTACCCTAGCACCAACTACAACTACGATAGCTCCAACCACTACGATTGCACCAATAGTATGTGAATGTAGCACTGTAATTATAGATAATGATTTATTGACAAGTGGTGGTTTAGATTTATTCCTAAATTATTTAGACTGTAATGGTGATAGTGTCTTTATCAACTTGGCACAATCAATTGGAACAGAATTAGATGGAGTTACTTATTTTGGATTATGTAATTCAGGTTCATCTGGAGGTTACTTATACAAATACGGAACAAGTGGAAGTTTATTTGTTGGAATAGAAGGAATGAGTATTACAGACCAAGGAACACCGTGTGATGTAAATGTAGATTGTATACCTGTGACACCAACTACAACTACAATAGCTCCAACTACTACTGTTGCTCCAACAACTACAACAACATTGGCACCAACAACTACAACTTTGGCACCAAGTTGCAATGTAAATGTTGGATATACATTCTCAATCTTTACTATATGTGCGGAACCCGAAACAACACCAATTACAATGTTCCATATAGGAGTATGTGATATTTGTGGAGTAACTTCTATTGA